AAAGTATCGAACGAGCTGGGCCATATAGCGAACGCGGATATAACAGATGTTATATCGTGGACCGGCGACGTGGCCGTACTCAACGCGAGCGATACCCTGGCCCCGCACGTGCGTAAAGCGATCAAGAAAGTCAAGATCACACCCGGCAAGTACGGTAGCTCGATCGAGGTCGAGATGCACGACAAACTGGGCGCCTTGCGTATGCTGGCCCGCGCGACAGGAATGATGGATCAGCAACAAGAAGAAAGCAATCGCCCGACAATGATCGGGATCAAACTCAACTTATCGAAAGTAGAAGAGGTTATTTATGCCGAGGAAAATGGGCGCGACGGGAAGGAACCGTCAAACGGGGAATGAGTTAGATGCGCTGGGCGATCTCAACCTGGATTTCTCGACAAGTCCGACGACTTCGCGATTTTTATCTGACGATGCTTTTTTTCGCGGTCTTATGGGACCCGTCGGATCGGGTAAGTCGTACGGATGCGCGTCGGAAATACTCTTGCGAGCGGTGCGGCAAGCGCCTTCCCCGGTGGATAATGTTCGTTACACACGATTCGTGGTCATTCGAAATACCTACGGGGAACTTCGGACCACCACGATTCGAACCTGGCTTGAAATATTCCCGGAGCATATTTGGGGTCCGATTCGCTGGTCCCCGCCGATTACTCACCATTTGCAATTGCCATCGCGCGACGGGGTGCCAGGACTAGATTGTGAAGTAATCTTCCTGGCGCTTGACGATACCAAGTCGGTACGCAAGCTCTTGTCCCTGGAAGTAACCGGCGGCTGGTGCAACGAGGCGCGCGAGTTGCCGCTTGCCGTGATCCAGGGACTAACGGCCCGCGTAGGTAGATACCCTAGCAAAACGCATGGCGGTTGCACCTGGCGCGGGATATGGGCCGACACGAACCCGCCCGATGATGACGGCTGGTGGTATCGCCTGGCCGAAAAGGAACCGGTCAAGGGCAAATACAAGTGGAATTTCTATACGCAACCTGGCGGCATGATCGAGGTACCGGCCGATACGGCGGGCGCGATCTACGCGGCCGGCAAGCATTGGCTTGAAAACCCGAAGGCCGAGAACGTTAAAAACTTGCCGCCTGGCTACTATGAGCAACAACTCGGCGGCAAGAACCTGGACTGGATCCGATGCTACGTCGGCGCGCAGTATGTTTATGTCCAGGAAGGCAAACCAGTATGGGCGGAGTACGATGATTTGACGATGGTGGACGACACAATCGCGTACGTGCCGGAGTTACCGTTGCTGATCGGATGCGACTTTGGTTTGACGCCAGCGGCCGTGATTGGACAACGCTTGCCGTCCGGCGCCTGGAACATCCTGGAAGAGATTGTCACGGAAGATATGGGCCTTCAACGCTTTGGGCAGATGCTACTGCAACAACTCAATATGAAGTATCCGAAGGCCGAGGTAATCTTGACGGGTGACCCGGCCGGCCAGGCGCGCGATCCGATATTCGAGACAACGGCGTTCGATCACTTGCGGACCCTGGGCTTTACCAAGGTCCAACCCGCGCCAACCAATGACTTTGGAGTACGTCGTGAAGCTGGCGCCGCGCCCATGATACGGCTGATCGATCGAAAACCGGGTCTGAGAGTGGCGCGCACGTGTCCAAAATTACGGAAGGCGCTTGCTGGTGGCTATCATTTTAAACGAGTAGGGGTGCCAGGCGAAGAGCGATTTAGGGATGCGCCGAATAAAAACCAGCATTCGCACGTCGGCGATGCGTTTTCGTACTTGATGCTGGGGGGCGGAGAATACAAACGCTTGACCAGGAGTGGCCTCAATTACGGTACGCAAGCGAAACAATACACGGCGGACTTTGATTTTGATATTCTTTAGGGGCTATGAATTTGACGCCAGCTATACTCCGCAACCTATATGCAACGATCTATTGTTGCGAACCGTTTGCGCGCTGGAGAATGCCATTGCCTGAGGCAATCAAGTTTGAGGTGATCGATGACCCCCATGCGTCCGGGTATTACCAATACGACGAGGGCGGGGACTACGAACATACAATCCAAGTATCGCGAATGCTTTGCGGCCATTTTATGACCGTGTTAAGGGTGCTATGCCATGAATCGATCCACATGAGTAGGTGGGCGCACGCCAGGGAGCGATGGAACCATCACGATCAACTTTTCAAAAAACGATGTAAGGCCGTTGCTGACGAATTTGGATTGGACCCTTTAGAGTTATGATAGATACAAGTGGATTTACATCGAATGTCCGGCTACCGGAAGGGGGTAGGATTGTCCCCTTTTTTTACGGACACGTGGCCTTGATGAATCTTAACGAGCATGATCTCGATTCTAAGGCGAATATTCCTGACTGGCTTGAACGTTTAAAGTACCAAACCAATATCGGGCCGTCGTTTACTGCTCTTTATTACGGCAAACCGATGCTTTCGTTTGGGATTATTTCAATTTGGCCCGGACTTGCCGAGGCCTGGATGATCCCCGATCGTGATATTGGTACCGTTACGATACCGTTATGCCGTTGTGCCAGGCAATTTTTCTCCTGGGCTGAAACCACTATGCAACTGCGACGCATTCAAATCATCGTGCGTTCGTCTAATGTACGCGCGCAAAAATGGGCAGAGTTCTTATACTTCGAAAAGGAATCGGAAATGATGGCCTTTGGCCCTACCGGTGAATCACATTTTATGTATAGGAGATTAAATCATGGGCGGAGTGTTTAACCCACCATCACCACCACCAGCACCAAGACAACAACCGGCGCCAGCTCCAAAAAAGGCAGAACCAGTTAAAGTAACTAGCGATGAAACAAAAATGGCGGCCAATACCCGCGCCCGTCGCCGTATGGGTACTCGCTTATTGTTTAGCCAGGAGCGTTCAGCCGGTTTAGGCATGAGCGGAACCACATTAGGCGGTGGAGCTGGTGAAGGTCAAAGTACGTTATCTTCATAGGAGAGAATTATGGGCGGATTGTTTAGTTCACCATCTATTCCGGCACCCCCGCCGGCACCAACTCCTGATCCAGCGATTGCTGAGAATCAGAAAAAACAAGAAGAGCGCCTTGCGGCACAAGAGCAAGCGCAACAGAAACGCCTTCAGGCTACGAAACGCGCGCGTCAAACCGGCGGGATGCGTTTACTTTTCAGCCAGGAGCGTCAAAACCCAATGCTAGGCATCACTTCCGAATCCCTGGGAGCTGGTGGCACCAACACAATGGAGAGCTAATCATGCCTGAAGTCTATGACAAGAAAGGTAATAAGCTAAAAGAGTTTGCGTACACGAAATCAGGTATGGCCGCGGCCCGTCGATATGCCGCCCAAGTAAAGGGGCGCGTTGAAGTCGAGCATAAGGACGAGATGGCCAAGAAGATGAAACGCAAAAAAGAGTATATGTAATGCCGTTGAAGAAGTACCAAAACCCAAAAGGTGGCCTCAATGCGGCCGGACGTGCATTTTATAAGCGCACCGAAGGATCGAATTTGAAATCGCCAGTTAAGGGTGCGCCAGCCGGTCCGGAACAGTTACGTCGCAAGGCGTCATTCCTGGCCAGGATGGCTGGTAATGCTGGACCTGATTACGATGAGAAGGGAAGGCCAACGCGAAAACTTTTATCGTTACGCGCCTGGGGTGCGAGTTCGACGGCAGATGCAAAAAAGAAAGCGGCGTCGCTTTCTGCGAGATATAAACGAATGAAGGAATCGAAAAAATGAAGAAAATGCCGGTTGCACACGTACTAAAGCGCGCCGAATTAGCGGATTCGCGTAAGGATCTATGGCGTTCAATCTACGAAGAGTGCTACGAATTTGCACTTCCCCAGCGTAATCTGTATTCCGGCCAGTATGAGGGCAAAACTCCTGGTCAACATAAGCGCGCCAGGGTATTCGATTCGACGGCGATCAACTCTACTCAGCGTTTTGCGAACCGGATCCAGTCGGGCCTATTCCCGCCCTACCGTAAATGGATGCAACTCACTCCAGGATCGTCGATTCCAGCCGACAAACGTAAGCAAGTAGCAGACGCCCTGGATATTTACTCCGATAAATTTTTTGAAGTCTTGCGGCAAACCAATTTTGACCTGGCAATATCGGAGATGCTCCTGGATATGGCCGTCGGTACTGGCGTTATGCTCATCATGCCAGGCGATAAAGATACGCCGATCCGTTTTACTGCGGTGCCGCAATACCTAGTCTCATTCGAAGAGGGCCAGCATGGTACCGTTGATAACGTGTACCGTAAGTTACGCGTCAAGGGCGAGGCGATTACGACACAATGGAAAGATGCCAAGATCCCGGCAGATCTCCAGGTCAAGATTGATCGTAAACCCGAAGAAGAAATCGATTTGATCGAGGCAACGATCTACAACTACTCAACGGGTGCAGTTTGCTACTACGTTTTAGAACCTAAAGGTAAGAATGAGATCGTTTATCGTGAGCTAAAGAAGAGTTCGCCCTGGGTAGTAGGCCGTTATATGAAGGTGGCCGGTGAGGTTTATGGCCGTGGTCCCCTGGTTAATGCCTTACCCGACATCAAGACGCTCAACAAGGTCAAAGAATTGCTCTTGAAAAACGCGTCGATCTCCGTGGCTGGCGTATATACGGCCGCAGATGATGGCGTACTGAATCCGGCAACAGTCAAAATTGCTCCTGGATCGATTATTCCGGTGGCCCGCAACGGCGGACCCCAGGGAGAAAGTTTGCGGCCATTGAGATCCGGCGGAGACTTTAACGTATCCCAGCTCGTTATCAACGATTTGGTCAATGCCATTAAAAAGATGC